GTAGATATAGAGAAATGGCTCTATATCCAGAGGTTGATAGTGCAATTGAAGATATTGTAAATGAAGCTATTGTTAGTGATTTATATGAATCTCCAGTACAGGTTGAATTGAGCAATATTAATGCCAGTGAAAAGGTAAAAAAGATTATACGTCAGGAATTTAAATATATCAAGGATCTCCTTGATTTTGATAAAAGGGCTCATGAGATTTTTAGAAACTGGTATATTGATGGGAGACTACATTATTTAAAAGTAATTGACTTTGAGAAGCCTCAAGATGGAATAATGGATCTAAGATATATTGATCCTATGAAGATTAAATTTGTTCGTAAAATTAATAATAAAGCGGCTAATAATCCATTTGCATCAAAGATTTTAACAGTAAATAATACTGGAAATCAAATTCCAAATGCTAGAAATAATCAGTTTAGTTCTGATATTGATGAATATTATATCTATGATCCCAATGCTAATACTGCTAATTATGGTCCCACTTCCTATGGTTCAGGTGCTGGAACTGGCGGTCAAATAAGAATTGCTAAAGATTCAATCGCTTATTGTAATTCAGGATTGGTTGATAGAAATGCACAAACCACTTTATCATGGCTTCACAAAGCAATCAAGGCTGCTAACCAGCTTAGAATGATCGAAGATGCTCTTGTTATTTACAGATTATCAAGAGCTCCAGAACGTAGAATTTTTTATATTGATGTCGGCAATCTACCTAAAGTAAAGGCTGAGCAATATCTACATCAGGTAATGCAACGTTATAGAAATAAACTTACCTATAATTCATCTACTGGTGAGATGAAGCAGGATAAGAAAGTTCTATCAATGCTAGAAGATTTTTGGCTACCAAGGAGAGAAGGTGGTCGTGGAACTGAAATCACCACTCTTCCTGGTGGTCAAAATCTAGGTGAGATTACTGACCTAGAATACTTTAGAAATAAATTGTATGATGCACTTAATGTTCCTCGTTCTAGGGCTCCCGGCGGAAACGACGGTTTTAGTCTTGGTCGCTCTTCAGAAATTCTTCGTGATGAGCTTAAATTCTCTAAATTCGTAGCACGTTTAAGAAAGAGATTTTCTTCTTTATTCAGCGATATGCTAAAGACACAGCTCATTCTTAAAAATGTAATTACACCTGGTGAATGGGAAGAAATTAAAGATAATATTCAATATGACTTTATCTACGATAATCATTTCGCAGAATTAAAAGAAACTGAAATTGAACAAGAAAGGCTCAACCTTCTTGCACAGGCAGAACCTTATATTGGTAAATACTATTCACAGCAATATGTAAGAACTAAAATTCTACGCCAAACTGATGCTGAAATGGAGGAAATGGATGAACAAATTGAACAGGAAATTAAGGATGGCAAAATCCCTGATCCCAATTCTATTGATCCTATCACTGGCGAGCCTTTGCCACCTGAAGGGGGAGACCCAGGGATGGAACCAGTGCAAGACGTTGAGGTGGACACTGAAACAGTAGAACTTCCTAAGGAAGGTGAGGGAGAAATTTAATTAGATAAATATTTTATATTTGTATTTTTGTTATGCCTAACGTCGTAGATAGTATCGCCTCTGGCGCAACTCCTTCTGATATTGCCCAAGAAATTAAAGATATTCTTTATGCAAAGGCAGCAGAAAGAGTTGATGATTATAGACAAGTAGCTGCATCTTCAATGTTTGATGGGGCTGAAGATGATACCACCGATTCCCAATCAGAAGAATGATTATCAAACCTCTCGCCGCAGAACAAGCTTTAGGTGGTGATGGTATTACTACTGCTAGATTAGTTCGTTTAGTAAATACCACTGCTTCTCCTGAACTAGTTACTATCGCAAATGCACAACCTGTTTCTTTAACGATTGCTGGTAATACAGTTGAAATTGTTGAAAAGGAGGTTGGTGCAGTTGTAGGTGGTGCTGCTGGAGTTCTTGCTGTTCCCGTCGCTTTTACAAACTAAAATGAAACTAATCACAGAAGAAATTAACAAAGTAGAATTTATCGTTGAAGAAAAAGACGGTAAAAAGTCTATGTTCATTGAGGGCATTTTCCTTGTAGCTAACGAAAGAAACCGTAACAACAGAGTCTATAGAATAGAGACTCTTGAGCGTGAGGTAAAACGTTATATGAAGGAATATGTAGAAAAAGGTAGAGCTTTAGGTGAACTAGGTCATCCAGATGGTCCTACAGTAAACCTTGATAGAGTATCTCATAAAATTACTTCTTTACAAAGAGAAGGAAATAGATTTAGAGGTAAAGCCAAACTTCTAGAAACACCTATGGGTAAGATTGCAAAAAATCTTATTGAGGAGGGTGTAATTCTTGGTGTTTCTTCTCGTGGTGTTGGTAGCCTTTCTACTACTAAAGAAGGCTATAAGTTAGTAGGTGAAGACTTTATTCTAGCAACTGCTGCTGATATTGTAGCAGACCCCAGTGCTCCAGATGCTTTTGTACAAGGCATTATGGAAGGTAAAGAGTGGGTAATGGAAAACGGCATTCTTAGAGAATCTCAAGTTGATTCTGCAAAAAAACAGATAAATAAACTTGTTGAGAATAGAGAATATCAAGAAAAGAAAGTTGAACTTTTCCAAAATTTACTCTCTAATTTTTAAATTTAATAAATAACTGTAAGATTTATTGTTAAATCGTACACTCGTCGGTAGCAACTTAATTTACAAGACATGGAAAACGTAGTAACGAAAGGTGCTAAAGCTGCTGAGCCTATGGAAAAGGTTTCACCCAGCTCAACACCCGGACAAATGGTTCAGGATCTAGGTGGTCCTACTCCTGAAAACTATAAATATGATGACGACTCCGCCAAGCTAGATGCATCTGCTCCCCTCAAGCCTGTAAAGGATGTGGTAAACAAAGGTGCTAAGCCAGCTGATGGTATGGAGAAAGTCACTGCTGAACCTCCTCAAGGTGGTACTACTGATTCTCGCTCCTCTGGAGAGGGAATGGAAAAAGTAGATGCCAAGGTTCCTGGTCAATCCGGTAAGTATGACGGAAAGATGAAGGAAGAGGTTGAGGTAGAAGATGAAGAAATCGTTATTTCTGAAATTAATGTTGATGAAGATGTTACAGCTCTTCTAAATGGTGAAGGACTCTCTGAAGAGTTCGAAGCAAAAGCTCGCACTATTTTTGAAGCAGCTATTCGTAACAAAGTTGCTATCGTAAAAGAAGAGCTACAAGCTCAATATGAAGCGACACTATCTGAAGAGTTAGAGTCAATTCGTGATAACCTAAGTGAGCGTGTTGACGCTTATCTAGAGTACGTAGCTGATGAGTGGATGGTTGAAAATGCCATCGCCGTCGAACATGGTCTAAAGTCTGAAATTACAGAGAGCTTCCTCTCTGGTATGAAAGAACTTTTTGAAGCACATTATGTTTCTATTCCTGAAGAAAGATATGATGTTGTTGAATCCATGGTTGAAAAACTTGATGAAATGGAATCACAACTCAATGAGCAAATCGAGAGAAATGTTGCTCTTAATTCACGTCTAGCAGGTGCAACTGCTGGCAGCATCTTTTCTGAAGTTGCTGAAGGTCTAGCGATGACCCAACGTGATAAGCTTCAATCTCTTGCTGAGAATGTTGAGTTTGATAGTGAAGAAGGTTATCGTGAGAAGCTAGAGTCTCTAAAGGAAAGCTATTTCCCTACCAGAACTACTGTCTCATCCAGAAATAGTGTAGAGGATTTAACTGAAGAAGTAGGACTTAATGAGTCCTATAGTGCCGATGTAACAGATACAATGGCTTCATATCTTCAGATTGCTAATCGTCTAAAGCCACTATCTGGCAATAAGTGAAATTCTTATTATTAAATCAAACTTTAATTTTTTCCCAAGAGGTTAAAACAAACAATGTACAATTCCGCTAATTCCGAACTACTACAGGAAAAGTGGGCTCCTATCCTTGACCACAATGGTCTAGGTGAGATCGCTGATCCCCACAAGAGAGCTGTAACTGCTCAGCTTCTTGAGAACCAAGAAGTAGCTCTACGTGAGCAAGCTCAATTCCTAGGTGAGCAACCCAACGTAAACACCCAATCTGGTCAGCAGCCTGGTGCTGGTGCTGGTGAGGCTGGTTTCTCTGCTGGTGCTAACGCCGAGGGTCCTGTTGCTGGTTTCGACCCCGTTCTAATCAGCCTCATTCGTCGTTCCATGCCTAACCTCATGGCTTACGACCTCTGTGGCGTTCAGCCAATGAACGGTCCTACCGGTCTAATCTTCGCAATGCGTAGCCGTAAGGACGGTCAGTTTGGCGATGAGACCTTCTACAATGAAGTCGATTCTGCCTTCTCTGGTCAGAATGCTTCTGGTACTGCTGGTCAGGGTAACTACTCTGGTCTAGTTGGTGCTGGTGCTACCGTTGGTTTCGGTACTACCGCCCAAGCAGGCAGCAACCCCGCTATCCTAAATCCAGGTTCTTTCCCCGCCGATAATCCTGCTGGTCAGGTCCAGTATAACGTCGGTCAGGGCATGGACACCTTCTCTGCTGAGTCACTTGGCGAAGCTGGTCAGGAGTTCAACGAAATGGGCTTCTCAATCGAGAAGATCACCGTAACAGCCAAGAGCCGCGCTCTAAAGGCTAACTATTCAATGGAACTCGCCCAAGACCTCAAGGCGATCCATGGTCTAAACGCCGAGGCTGAGCTAGCCAACATCCTTTCTGCTGAAATTCTTTCTGAAATCAACAGAGAAGTTGTTCGTACTATCTACAAGACAGCCGAATTCGGTGCTCAGGCTAACGTAGCAACTCCTGGTAACTTCAACCTTGATGTTGACTCCAATGGTCGCTGGTCTGTTGAGAAGTTCAAGGGTCTAATCTTCCAAATCGAGCGCGATGCCAACGCAATCGCACAAAGAACTCGTCGCGGGAAGGGCAACACAATCATCTGCTCTGCTGATGTAGCTTCTGCCCTAACCATGGCTGGTGTTCTTGATTACACCCCCGCTCTAAACGCCAACCTTAACGTTGACGACACCGGTAACACCTTCGCTGGTGTACTACAAGGTAAGTATCGCGTATACATCGATCCTTATGCTGCTAACGTAAGCAGCAACCAGTACTACGTTGTAGGTTATAAGGGTGCTTCCCCCTATGACGCTGGTCTATTCTATTGCCCCTATGTACCCCTACAGATGGTACGTAGCGTCGGTCAGGACACCTTCCAGCCCAGAATTGGCTTTAAGACCCGCTATGGTCTAATCGCCAATCCTTTCGCTGAGGGTCTAAACCAAGGTCTAGGTCGCCTAGTACCCAACAGCAATGTCTACTACAGACGTGTTCAGGTACAAAACCTAATGTGATCAATCTTCCGACGAGGATACGTCACAAGAGCCCTTCGGGGCTCTTTTTTTATGTTCGGTTAATGTTAAGAAATGTTTATAAATATTTCGAGCATTTATGCTATAATATTCACGTTACACAAATGGAGTGAACAAAACAATGATCCTTAAGACTATTGCTGCAGCTGCTCTAGCTGCTCCCCTACTAGCCAGTGGTGCTGTATCAGCTTCTGAAGTAGGTGTAGAAACCAAAGCTAATGGTGATGGCTTCTATGCAAACGTCAACAACGAAGCTGGTTGGAGAGGTGGTACTTTCGAAGGTGCCGTAACCGAATTCCACGTAGGCTATGACTACACAGTAAACGAGAAGGCTTCTGTATACCTACAGGGTGGTCCTGCTCTAGTATCTGTTGAGGGTGAAGGAACCGAAACTGAATTCTCTCTTGAGTTTGGTGGTGAGGTAGCTCTAGCCGATAAGCTTGATCTATATGGTGATATCAACTACATCACTGGTGATGAAGATGGCGTAGCCACTGAAGTTGGTCTTAAGTACAGCTTCTGATAGATAAATCAGCTTGGAAAGTTGATATGCACAGCCACCTTTTCAGGTGGCTTTTTTATTAAGTTTTATATTAAATGTTAGTGAACTCACACATTTCTCATATACATAATACAGCATTGAGGATAACTTAGCTATGAAATCTGTAATGTCTCGCAATGAGCTAGCAGGTTGGGATTATGAATCGATGAGTCATGATGAAAAACTTGCTAATTACTTTGAATGTTTAGTTGAATGTGATGAGTCGGCTCATGTATGCAAACGCATATGTAAAGAAGTCCTCACGCCGTCGTAGTATAAAAGGAGGAGAAAGCCCCGAAAGGGGCTTTTTTAATGATAAATAGCATTAAAAGGTTAGAATGGCTCAGTATAGATTAGCACTTCCAAATCAACCAGCTGGTTATTTACCACAGTCAACCAACATCTTTGAAGTTGTAATGGTTGCTGATGAAAATGGGGTTATTCAAAATAATTTTGCTGGTTCTGGTGGCGTAGGTGATGAAAGAGATGGATTATCTGGTCCAGTAGCAAATATTATTATTCCAGCTGGAGAAGTTCCTGGATATAGCCATATCAATAAATTTGGGTATAGGAATAACTTTTCAAAGAATGCATATGAGACTATTTGGGATGGAAGTACTGCCTATCAATATCAAAGTGCTGCTAATGTATCAGCAGTAGCTGATGATTCTGCTGATGACGGTGGTACAGTATCTGTTCAAGGTTTAGATCAAAATTATAATTTAATCGAAGAAACTATCACTATTGGAGGGACAGCAAGTTCAAATCAATTTGTTAGAGTATTCAGAGCTATTCTTCTTACTGCTGGTGCAGGATTAGATACGAATAAGGATGAAGTAAGGATTAAAAATAATTCAACAGATGTAGCTATTATTTTAGCCGGTGCTGGTCAAACTTTAATGTCTCTTTATACTGTACCAGCTGGTAAAACTGCATATTTAGTTAAATTTCAAGGATCAGTAGATGCAAATAATAATGCAATTTTTAGAATTGTATCTAGACCTGATGGAGGTGCTTTTGCTACTAAGGCTCAATTTGGTACATTCTCTAATACTATAGAATATACTTATAATGTACCACTTCAATTTGAAGAAAAAACTGATATTGAAATAAGAGCTTTTGCTCCCAATAATTTAGGTGGTGGTGCTATATTTGATCTCGTTTTAGTAGACAACGCATGAATTACGAATTAGACTTTGAAGATTATACTATTATCATTAACGCACTGCATTATTATAAAAAAGTAGAAAAGCGTGGTAATTTTAAACAATATGATGAAGAAAGAATCAATGCTTTAAGAGATAAATTAGCTAAGCAAACTACCAATGTCTTTGGCTAAATATTTTACCACCGGAAACTGCGATGCCTAACATTTATTATAAGCAACTTGATAATAGAAACTATATGAGCCCCATTGGGTTCAGATTTAGTATTGCTCGTTTCCCCAAAGTTACATTTTTTAGCAACCAAGCAAGTGTACCAGAGGTTTCCTTAGGGGTTGCTAATCAACCTAATTACTTAAAAGATTTACCAGTCCCTGGAGATCGTGTTCAGTATGGGGAACTTCCCATGCAATTTCTAGTGGATGAAGAGATGTTAAATTATACCTTAGTTCATAACTGGATTACTGGTTTAGGTTTTCCACAGATACCATCACAATTTTTAGAATGGACAACTGATGATCAAGGTCAAAGGGACTTGAAACTTCAGTATTCTGATGCTACACTGGATATCTTGAATAGCAATTATAACCCAATTGCAAGAATTAAATTCTGGGATTTATTTCCAACATCATTAACTAGTTTAGAATTTAATGCAACTGATACTGATATCAATTATTTTACTGCATCGGCAACTTTTCAGTATACTTACTATCAGATTTTAAACAGTAATAATGAACCACTAACACCAGATTTTGTTAATCAATCATTGCAAATTAATAGATGAATTTAGAAAAAATCCAACAAATGTGGGAATCTGATTCTCATATTGATATGGATAACTTACATGATGAATCAATTAAATCACCACAGCTACATCAAAAATATTATACACTTTACACAACAATAAAACTTCTTCAAAAGAAAGCTCTAGATACTTTATCTAAAACTAGGCTTGAAAGATATAATTATTATAGCGGAAAAGCTCCAGCTGAAGTTTATGTTGATGAGCCATTTCCATATAAAGTACGAGATAAAGAATCAATGACTCTTCATCTTAATGCTGATGAAAAATTATCTAATATTAAGATGAAAGTTGAATATTATGATGTAATGATTGCTTATCTTGAAGATATTTTAAAGATGATTCATAATAGAAATTACCAAGTAAAAAATGCAATCGATTTCTTAAGATTTCAGTCAGGAATGGGTTTTTAATAGTCAGCTAAATATTTTTAGCTGATTTTTTATTATATGTCTGACTTGGTAATCAGCAAAAAGAATGAAGTATATCTGCAAGTTGAATGTGAACCTCATATTCAATATGAATTAAGAGATGCATTTTGCTTTGAAGTACCAGGAGCAAAGTTTCATCCTTCTTATAGAAAAAAGTTTTGGGATGGTCAAATACATTTGTTTTCTCCACAAACCAAACAATTGTATGTTGGCTTACTAGATCGTCTTATTGCATTTTGTGAGCAATACGATTATCAATATGAATTTAGAGATAATAAATTTTATGGATTACCTTATGAGGAGAATGAAAATATCTCCCCTGAGGGAGTTGCTGATTGGGTTAAAAATATTTCTAGCTATAAGCCTAGGGATTATCAGTTGCACGGCATTTATACAGCACTTAAGTCAAATAGAAAACTTATTGTTTCCCCAACAGCATCAGGTAAATCATTAATGATTTATGCTCTTGTTCGTTATTATATGGAACAAGAAAATATTCTCATCGTAGTTCCTACTACATCTCTTGTAGAACAGATGTATAAGGACTTCGAAGATTATGGTATGAATTCAGAAGAATTTTGCCATAAAATATATGGAGGTAAAGATCTTAATACAGATAAGCCAATTACAATTACAACTTGGCAATCTGTTTATAAATTACCAAAAACATACTTTGAAAGGTATGGTTGTGTAATAGGTGATGAGGCGCATAATTTCAAGTCTAAAAGCCTTGTAAGCATCATGACTAAGTTATGTGATGCAAAGTACCGCTTTGGCTTCACAGGCACCCTAGACGGCTCTCAAACGCATAAGTGGGTGCTAGAAGGTCTCTTTGGTCCATCGTATAATACAATCCGCACCAAGGAGCTTATGGAGGCTGGTCATGTAGCCAAACTTGATATTAAGGTTCTTCTTCTTAAACATGATGAACAAAGATTTGAAAGATATGAAGATGAAATTCAATATTTAATTGGTCACGAGCGCCGCAATAATTTTATTAGTAATTTAGCTGTTGATTTAAAAGGTAATACTTTGGTTCTATTCACACGAGTAGAAAATCATGGAAAGTTATTACATGAATTAATAAATAATAAAACAGATGATTCTCGTCATGTATTTTTTGTACATGGTGGGGTGGATGTTGAAGAAAGAGAAGAAGTTAGGACAATCACTGAAAGAGAAGATAATGCGATTATCATCGCATCCTACGGAGTCTTCAGCACCGGCATCAATATTAAAAACCTTCATAATGTAATATTTGCTTCTCCATCTAAATCTAGAATCCGCAATCTTCAAAGTATTGGACGTGTATTAAGAAAGGGAAGTAATAAAACTAAAGCAATGTTATATGATATTGCTGATGATACAACTAAAGGTTCAAGAAAAAATTATACTTTGAATCATCTCATTGAACGTATTAAAGTTTATAATGAAGAGAAATTTAATTATGACATTATAAATGTTAATCTTAGGTAAAAAATATGAAGAATAAAGCTTTGGGTGCAATGAAACTCATTACAGGAGAAGAAATTATTGGTTATGTAATGGAATTAGAAGAAGATAATCATGGTGGATTTCATGTTTTAGTAAAAGATCCTTTAAAGGTTGAACTTAATATCTCATCTAATAAAGTAAAAACAATTTATACATTTTCTCCTTGGTTTGTTTTAGCTACTGATAGAGAACAAATTATTGATTCTTCTAGAATATTAGCAATGAATACGGTTGAAGATGATGATGTTCGTAGAGAATATATTCGTTACTTCAATATGATTGAAAG